ACTATGGTTATGGTTACTCGCCGCGTAATCATGAGAGTGACTTGCGGGGGCATACGTACCGGAGTGATTGTGGTTAGAGGCCGCGTATGATCCGGCGACCTGAGCGCCTACATCACTGTAGTTAAGGCTAACCGCTCCCGTCTTGCCGTTAACACTAGTGACCGGGTAGCTGACAGTCGGGATGTCACCCGACTTCGCGTATCCAGCGCTCGCATGATTTCCCCAGCCATGAGCCTTGTTCCAGTTGCTGATGTTGGTCGTAGTAATGCCCTTGACGTGGCTAGGCACGGTTGGGTCTGTCTCAGTAAATTCGGTGAGGTAGGAGCCAACAGGCTGATATACACCATTGTGGTTATGGTTAGAGGCGGCGTAATTACCCTTGGCCTGATACAGGTCATTGAGTGTTACGGCCCCAGTCCTGCCATCAACCGATACGACGGGTGGCTCGAAATCATCCATGCCGGGGAGGTTATAAAGACCTGACCCATCACCAGTGAAAACGCCCCTACCGTCTGGGATAGTTATGTTGCCCTTAGCCTCGACACCGCCCTCCAAATCAATGGAGCCCGAATCTGACAGGGTGAAGTTTGTGTTCTCGCTCCAGATGTCGGACTGGTTGTCCCACGTCAGGACTCTGCCTGTGGCGTTACCGGGCAGGACGGGCACGTCGAAGTCTTGCTGTACGTAGTTCAGTACAACCCAGCCAATTCCGTCCGAGATCAGCCAGTCGCCACGGGACATTGTCTCGCCAGCAAACGTGCCGCCATCATCAATTACCAGAACATAATGGCTCTTGTTAGCGGCATCCGGGTCAGGCAGTGGGCCTCCATCCGAGAAGCCCACTAGCTGTCCCTGAGTGGACGCCTGAATGACGCGAGCCTGTGTGGCGTTGTAGGTACCGGCGAAGATTAGATCGCCCTGTAGGGCCGCTATGTCGCCCTGAAGGTTGGCTACGACATCGTTAAGATCGTTACCGTCGCCATCAATTACCTCATCAAACCCGTGGGTGTGATATCCCGGCGTGCCGCCGTCACCGCCACTGCCTGTGTTGCCCTCGATCCACCTACCGTTGCCGCTCGCGTCAATGTAACGGGCAAGGGGCTTGCCTTTCAGATCTGGCTTATAGGCAATATCGTCGTAGACGATAGTATCTGGCTTGCCCTCGATGTCATCCCAAGTAACTGACGATATGGTGTTGTAGTTTATCGGTATCCAGTCGCCGCCGGATGAGACCATCCAGTCGCCCTCATCATATGAGTCGCCGTTAACGGTTCCTGCGTTGACGCTGATAAAGAAAAGCCTATCTTGGTCTGGGGTCGTGCTTGAGGGGATTGACTCTCCCTCTGCGAAACCAGACGCGATTGCCACGTCAGACAGGCTCTTGAATTTTCCAGTCGCCGCGTCGAACGATCCACCGAAGACAAGCTGATCCATCATGGCGTCAACCTTGTCGCGGAAGCCCTGCAACACGGTGTGCAGGTCTGGGGCGTCGGAGTAATCGCCGTCCTCATCAACGTCTACGAGGATCTCAGTGTCTAGGTGGGTATGGTCTTGAGGTGGATACGACTCTGGCTTTCCGTAGATCTCATCCCACCAGACAGTACCACCGCCACCGCCGCCACCACCGGAGCCGTTATTGCCTCCTATCGACTTCCATACTCCGGGTACCGGAGAGCCCTCGGGCATGGGTATGTATACCCAAGTGCGTCCATACTCTCTATGAGTGTCACCGGGCTGTGGTTCTCCTTCCGGCCAGTGAATTATTCGGGTGTTATGCATTATGAATTCCCTCAAATTTCTCGATCAGACCGCCCAGCGCATTGGTGAGTGCCGTTTTAATTCCCTCTACGGTTTCTTCATCCGCGACTGCGGCTTGGAGTGTGGTGAACGCTTCGGCAATTAGTGCTGGGCTGACCGTGGCACGCTTGCCATTAATGTCGAGATAATCCTTAGCTTTAATCTTAGCGCGAGTGAAATCGACATCTTCAATATATGGGGAGATTGAAAATACTGACCCATACGAATCCGCCTGATACCCCAGTGCAATCGCGTACTCCGAATTAGATGCCACTTCGGCTTCCGTTCCTATGGCGATTGCGTGGCTTGAGTCACTATTTATGCGTGTCCTGAAACCCATACTAATAGAGCCGGGGCACTCGTCGAGGGTGTCGATGGTTGCACCAATCGCAATGGAATTACTGGCCTTGGCTTTAATATTTGAACCAATCGCAACAGACCAATTGCCATCGGATTCAACAGTGTCACCAATCGCTACACACCCCATATCAAGGGACTTAGCATCCTTGCCCACCGCGACACCACTTCTTTGTACAGCGGCACTGGGGCCTACAGCCGTGCTTGAGGAGCTTACGGTAAGGGCGGTTGAGCCTTCATCAATGCTTACTTCTGCCCACTCAGGGTCGCCGCCGCCACCAGCGCCGATGATGCTGTTGCCGTCTGCGTCGAGATAGTCTTTGGCCTGTACTGTCGCCTTAGAAAAGTTGACCGTCTCAATTGAAAACCCTATCCCAAATTCTTTCTCTCCAGCAGTAGCCTCTTCACCCAAGGCAATACCACGATACCCAGTAACCGTAGCGCCACCGCCAACAGCAACGCCCTCATCTGCCGCCTTAGCGTAAGTACCAACCGCAACGACTCCACCCGGAGCCATTCCCGGTATAGACTCAATAACTTGGGTGTCAGCCCCGATCATTACACTGTGCGAACCAGCCTTAATGTTGGTTCCTATAATCACCGCGTTTTGAGTCCAAACAGGGTCGATTTCATTCCCGTATCCGAAAGAGACTCGGCTATACTGCTCACTTACATCAGCCCACTCAGGATCGCCACCGCCGCCAACAGGATTGCCGTCCAGATCAGTGAACTCCTTTGCGCGAATGGTTCCCTCTTTATCAATCTCGACAGTCACACCCTTGGACGAATGCGTGACCGTAAAAGCGTTTTGAATAGATCGGGCATCAGCCATTTCCGCTTCGGTGAATGGCGCATCCTGATTAAGTCCAGTGACATTGATGCCACCAAGAACCACTTGCTCCAAAGTCTCAGACGCAACCGATGCGACGTTTACGGCTTTAAATGTTTCCGTCTCAACATCCTTTGCGGTCAGCTTGCCTTCTCCATTCAGCCTTGCATCAAGGTAAATATCGCCAGCCCAAATCTGATCCGTCGTAAGCTGACCGACATCAAGACTACACCGTTGCCACTGGTCATTATCGTAGCTGATAATGAAGTTGCGGCTTATTGAGTTTGGAATGTCGCTCAGTGTGACATTGGTCTTATTGTCTTCCTGTTTGCTTGTCCAAAGACCATCGCCGCCGCCACCGCCGGTGGCTTCCACCCACTTACCGGAGCCGTCATACGAACTGATCACGCGGTTAAGTGGCTTATCCAGAAGTTCTATTTCATCGCCGACCTCATCGCGAACAATGTTACTAGGGAGCGAGTCCGGGTCATCAAGATTAATACCCAGACCGCCGCCGGTTACCGATACCCAGTAGTCGCCTTCCCAGACGTACTGCTCACCAGATACACCAACGTCAGTCCACATGTCGCCCTTGTCCGGGTTGGCCGGTGGCAGTTCTGATACATAGTTCTGGCAGGTGGCCTTGATGGCCGCGTCCCACTCAGCAATGATTCCGCTCAGGTTATCGAGCGCGTCCTGCACGTTGTCGCCGAGGTCGTTGTTGTTGTCCTGCTCAACCTGATCGGCAACCACCTCATGAGGGTTGTTCCTATCCCAGACGTGCTTCCAGATTGCGTTAAACGCAACGGCGTTAAAGGTGCCAGTGATCGTCCCGCCCTTGGGGAATGGGATTGGTTGCACATCACCGTCAATGTACTTACCGTTTGCTAGTGTCGCGTTAGACTCTACCGGCGTGATTGATTGGTCGTCGGCGTTGAACACGCCGAAGCCGGACTCCCTGTTGCAGTCGTCATCGAATGCCGCGTAAAAGACAACGTCGCCATCGTTAACAGTGTCACCGAATGTGGCGTAGCCCTTACTGGTTCCCTTCAGGTAAAACTTTCCTATGCCGCCGCCTACGGTTGGTCGCTCAAACGTCTCAGCGATCCAGTTGCCGGCTACAGCCTTCTCAAATAATTCTTGATTTGTCATACGACTAGTCCGTCCGTATATGTTCTTAGTGAGGGCCCAGACCATCGAGTAACCTGATCGTCCATCGCGATGTCGGTGATCGACTCCGCAAAGCGCATCTTGTACAACTCAAAACCCATAGCGTCCTTCGCGAAGGCACTGATCTCAGCGCACAGCCCGAAGATGTAAGAGTCAGGGTGCTTCTCGGTCAGCCAGTTAACGTCGCTGTCCTGCATCAGAGGAGGGACGCGCTGGTAGTAGACTACTTCTAGTACTTGGTTATCGGTTGGGGGTGCCACCTGAATCTGATTGGCGATAACAGTGTAGTAACGCTGTCTCTCTCGCCTGCTGGTGCTGTTCATCTGCTCTGGGTTTACGTAGATGAGGGTTTGACCGCCAACAGCGTAATACCCGGTGCCCTCGTTAAGGGACTGGCTACCCTTCTCCACCAACTCAACGTCACGGAATCCACCCCAGTCACCGGGCAGTCCGTAGTACTCTTGATCACGCTCTAGCCATATCTGTGCACGCACTGACTGCTCGCCAGTCTTCAAGGCGCTATTGATCTTGGACTCCACCACCTTGGTGAAGCCCGGAATAGCGTTGACCAGTTCCTGATCGTATCGATCAACGTAGGACTGGGCCGCGTCTTTAACTTGTTTGTAATTCATTACGCTTCCCTCAGGAATTAGCTTTCTCTTATGCAATTCATAAATTTAATGTCATACCAACGCTGATCGCTCATATATGAACCGCTTGACCCTTGGTTCCAATAACCCTCACGATCAAGATCGATCCTGAGCCAATCACCAGCTATCTCGACTTTTCCCCGAGACATCCACGCCGTTGTCCCGCCTTCATTGCAGATAACGAACTTGCCCATATTCGGCTCCGCACCGACCATGTTTCGGAGATAATGGTCACTAGGCATCTGCCATTCAAAAGTGTGGAAATCTTTGTAATAAATAGTCTGAGCACCGTTTTCGTCCAGCATGCGGAATACTGTGCCGTCGTACTTCTGGCCTTTGTGTTGGTATAGCCGCTCCACGTGGTGTACGAGACTGCCTTTTACCTTGCTATCCACATACTTCGTCATCATGGAGCGGTTAATAAGACCCGTCGCATCAGTGCTCTCAGGATCACCCTCGTAATGAATAAACGGCATATCGACAGGCTCAATGGTGTCGACCTTGATCCTCGCGCCGCCGTTCATCGTGCCGCCACTCAGCTTGAGGTATCGTTTATCTAGTTCAGATATAGATACGTTCTGCTCGTTCATGGCAAAGAATCGGATCTCGCACGTAGCGTTAACGAGGAAGTTGTTGCCCTTCTCTTTCAGGGTTACAGGGATCTCGCTGATGCCTTGCCCGTTAGGCTCTCCAGCCACAACAAACAGCACAAAGTTAGAGGGGTTTCCTACATCGACAAGTTCGACATAGTCGCCCACGCTGATATCGCCCATGCCAACCGTCAGACCATTTAGGTCAGTGTTGTTCAACTGGACGATGTTGTTGCTGGCGGATAGGTCGTCAGACCCTAGAGCAAACTCGCCGGGATTGCGGGCCATCACGTCGCCCATGAAGCCAACGTACTTCCACTGGCCGTGAGTTTTCTGTACCAGTAACGTATCGAGAGCCAGTGCCATTTCAGTGATCTCAGCCTGCAACGTCCTGTCGCCACTTGCACGTGCGGAAGTCTCGGCAGAGAGGTCGCTCTTGATTTCTGAGTCGTCGTAGACGGGGTGTACGATGCCGTCAATTGAGCCACGTACGTAGTCTTCAGTAGCGTAGCCGTCGAGGTCAGGCTCGGGGATCGCATCGATCTGCTCGGTGACCCATTCCTCTTTAGCGTAACCACCGAGGTCTGTGCCATCCGGAAACTCGATAGCCGCGATAGAGTCGTCTACGTAATCTTCGGTAGCGTAACCAGTAAGGTCAGGCGCTTCGAGCTCATCGATCTGACCTTGCAGTACCGCGTCGCCGTCATTCGCAATCGTGGTGGCCGCGTTAAGGACGTTCAGTTCGACTTCCTCTACGTACTCAATCGTAGCGTAGTCACTCAGATCCACGTCGCCGCCGTCGACATCTATGCCTTCGATTTCTTGATCGAGGCGCTGAATCTCACTTGCGATGAATCGGTTGGCGTCTTTCTGGTTCTCTAATTCGGGTAAGTCTTTTGTGGACATGAACTGCCCGCGTGTATTACGCAGGGCGTCATCGGGCTCCAGCCCGACCATGCTGGTGGTAACCTCAACAGCCTCGGCCCCAGCGGGGAAATCGGCACGCACGTTCGCGCCACCCTTAATCCCAACGACCTCCATGCCCTCGGTATCGGTAATCTTATTAAATTGCGAAAACTTCTTGGTTGTAGCCTCACGGACTGAACCCTCCGCCTTGACGAAGAGTTTCGGGAGCCAGTCTGGAATCAGTGACTTCATTTATTTCTCCGGTGCTAGGAACTTCTCGCCACTTTCCTCGGTCATCACGCTCCCGGCTTCTGTGGCCAGCATCGATATGGGCGGTTCGTTCGGGTCGGGAGGGCTGAGGTTCTTCAACTCCTCCATATTTATGTAGGCGCCAGTGGTGTGCCATGTCTTGCCGCCGCCTGCCTTGACGCCGGTAACACCACGGTTCCTTGTCCTGTGCATAATCAGTGGCATATCAGATCCTAAAGTTGTCGTTCAGCATGAACGGTTTGATGTCTTCCTCTTGGAAGAACTTGGCGAACTCACGCTGTTGATCCTTAGCGCTGAGTTGCAGGAATCCTTTGTATTTCCCGTTGTGGGATCGGCCATCGTTGGCCGCGCTAAATACTTCGACGGGGATGGTCGCAACCATGCGGAATCCTTCTACGTCCTTGGTTCCACCTTCGTTGCGTACCGCTTGAGCCAACTCTGCTACTGCGCCGTAGTTAGCCGCGTACTTGCGGACATACATCTTGTCTTCACTGGGCTGATACTTCCATTCGACGCCCGTACCATCCTGCTGGTAATGCAGATCGCTCATTTGAAATTCCTATAGAAAAAGAGCCCCCTCCGAAGAGGGGGCTAGTGGTTTTACTCGACCGCTTCTTGCGAGCCGTCAACGCCAACAATCATGGCGTGGGCTTTTTCCGTATGTACCCGGAGTCCCCAGTCACAACTGATTTGGCGCTTCTCGGCCAAGCCAGTTTTGGCTAAGGTATCCGTTCGGTATCCTTCCATGAAAGACAGCGATACATACGCTGGGTCTAACAGGAAGATGTTGTCGCTGGTGCTGGAAACAAGACCAGAGTCAGCGTCAACAGAACCGTTGCCCGGTTGCAAGCGATTCGGAACCAGCTTAACGGTGCCGAAGTCGGAAACGATCACATTGACCGAAGCCAGTGCCTTTCCCTTCTCAGTGCTCTTGCCCTGATCAGCTTGCAGGGTGGCGATACGTGCAGTCTCGTTGAACATGTAAGTCGAGATAGACGTGATCACCGAAGGCGTAGACATCAGCACTGATACCTCACCACCTTCCTCGTACACGGACTGGATAGCGTCCTTGATGCACTTGAACGACACGGGTTCCGCAGAGCCAGCCGTAGCCGCAGAGGTCAGGCCGGTGGTGTAGTTGTATCCACCACTCGTGCCGGGGGTACCGTCTGCATTGAAGACCGAGGTCTCAATCCAAGTAGGTAGTCCACCGGTCACGCCTGCGACCGCGTCAGTACCAGCCTTGGAGCCTTGGTTGAACAGAGCGGCGGCTTCTACGTCGCGACGGATCTCTTGGTTAGCGCGGGTCAGCCGATAGGCCAGTTCCTTTGCTCTTCCAATTGTGTCCGAAGCATCTGCCCGGTAGGAGACCGCGATCACCTTGTCGGAGATCTGTGAGTGGTTACCTACACGGCCGCCAGTGATCGAAACGAGGTCACCCGCGTCCTGACCATCCACACGCTGGTTGTTCAGCATGGGTGGGTTCAGTTCATCGAGTACCCAATCGAAGCGCTCGTTCTTGTGCTTGGTTGAACCGATCATGTCGGTGAACGGCAATGGAATTCGACTGATATCGAAAATCTTATCCATTACATCTTCGTGGATTACTCCTCCGGTCTCGATTGACTTGAGGTTAAAGGCGTCCACGTTGCCTGTTGTCGGGGCTAGGGTTGAATTAGCCATGATTTACTCTCCCATAAGGAGGCTCGCCACCGCGTCTCTTTCCAACATCCTTTTGTTGGCACCTTTCGCGGTCTTTGCGGCCTTAACAAGATTATCCAGTTGTGATTGCTTCTTCTTCACAAACTGACCATTCGCCGCTCGTTGCATCTTCGGAGCCTTCTTGACCTTCTGCTGGGCAACGGTCTTACCTTGGTCGTACAGCATCGCCTTACGTAGGGTTACCACATGGCGCGACATCGTCACGTCCTGCAATTCCTCGTCAGGGAAGCCGTTCTCTCTGGCATACCGAATGATGTCCTGCATCTCTGCACCCATCTTCGCCTCGTCGTTCCACTCTGGTACGGCTTGGGTAAGCGCCACCCTCTCATGCGCGAGCGTTTCTTGACGCTCACGCTGGTAGACTTCATCGGCCTGCTGGTTCTGGTACGAGACCTGCTGACCTACCGCTTCACCCATCTGCTGGAGCTCCTGTTGCCTATACTGGAACTCCTGCTGTTTTGCCGCCCACTCGGCCGGGTCTGTCATGCGTAGACGATCCCAGTCGATAGTGTTGAACTCTCCCATCAGCTTCTGCTCCAGTGCCTGTCCAATGTTCTGGATGTACTGAAGCCTCTGGCCAATATGCTCTGCAACTTGCGTGCGCTCGGACTCAAACGTCTTACGCTCCTCAGCAAGTACTTGGGATTTCTCCTCGTTCGCCTTGTAGTATTGCGTTTGCGCGATTGCGTCCTTGAGACTGACGTGCTCGTCCTTACCGTTGACCTTCAGCTTCACAAAAACATCACCGTCGTCATCGACGACTAGCTTGTCATTGTCTAGCCCAAGTTCACTGGCTAAGGCTTCAAGACCGCCTACCTCTTCATGGTCGTCTACTGTTTCATCCTGCTGGGAATCTTCGGTTTCGTGGGCATCGCCCTCGTCCTCTGAAACTGCGGCCTCAACTTCGACTTCTTCTGAGGTTGCTTCTTCTCCGTAATCAACCGGTGTGTCGGTTACGTTATCGGGCTCACCTATCTGGTGCGCCTCTTCTTTGTCGCTTGACACTAATAGTTCAGCGACCTGATCGACTGCACTAGCGCCCGTATCCGTAGAATTAGGGTGGACTGCACCTTCGCTCATATATCATCTCCTTCGTTTTGTTTTTCGGCCAGAATGCCGGTGGTCACCAACTCCTGAAGAAATTCCTCTAGGTTAGTCAGCGCGATGGCTTGGCTTTGGAGGTCGTACAACTCCAAGTCGTTCCGGCGGTCACAGAAGAGGCTAAACAGCCTCTGACGCTCCCGGTCGACGTGTTCCTCAATTAGGGTTAGCTCTTTCCTTGCCTGCCTTCCCTTCCTTGCTTCCCTTATCAGTTGCCCGTCCTGAGCCATTCAAACTTTCCTTGTTTGCCTGTAATTCTCTCTCCAACTGCATCTTCGCGTTGGTCTCCAGTTCTGTCAGCTTCAGCGCCGTGTCGGTCTTCAGCTTGTCGTAGTCAAACGCCTGCTTCGCCGAATCCTTAGCGGCCTGCAACGCGGCCTTCATCTGCTCGATCTCTTGCTTGTGCTGTGCCTCCAGAGCGTTGATCTGCTCCTTCAACTGACCGTTCTGCATGGTGGCCTGAGCCTTTGTCTGCTCCGCTTGGGCGACCTGCATCTGTGCCTGCAACGCCTGCTGTTGCATCTGCAACTGCTGTTCCTGCTGTTGCATCATCTGCTGTTGCTGTTGCTGATCCGACTGCGCCTTCTGCTGTGCGAACTGCTGACCCTCCGGGCCGTTGGGGTTCATGAAGTAC